ACAAATAATAGGGCTGACTTCACCCTCTTGATCTCCGGAAATTTGGCGAATAATCCACAAGCGACAAGATCGAGTTGCTTCACATCCGCATATCTCGCACTCTTGCTTGTCTTGTAGTCTATGGAGTGTGCTGTCCCTGTTGTCCGATTGATAATCACCAAATCCGCTACCCCATGCCACCATACATCCGGAGCATCGAATTCGCACGACTCTAAGTTCTTCGTCAACCCAAGTTTTACTTCGCATAACTTATCTCCGGGGATCTCTTTTAATATATCTAGGGTAGCTCGCATATACGCAAACTGTTCAGGGATCGGCACTCCATCACGGATATATTCCTCTGCCACAGTATGAGCAGTCTTGCCATACAGCGTTGCCTGTGTATCAGGTTCAACAATATCCCTAGCTATCTTAGTATGGTAGTACTTCTTAGGGCACTGCTGAAATGTTTTCAGGCTACTGAATGACCAAACAATACTCATGACTCATCCCATATATCATCAGGCCAAACTAACACAGGGGTTTCAATCCCTAAGTAGCCGCCTTCAATGTTGAATTCAATGAACTCCCGCGCTTCCTCGGCATCCATGCCGTCTCGCATGAGGACTTCCCGTATTTTCTCTGCGTCATATACTAATACAGATACAGTAGTACTGTCACGCCAAATGTAGGCTGGCCCAATGATTGCTTCGTCATAGCCGTCGTACTTAATCATCGCTTCATACCCCTTATGTAAACTGCAAAGCTTCCAATGGTGTCGTTGCCAAAAACTTTCATCTTCTCAATCTCTTGGGCAACTTCTTCTATTGAGTCATTGCGTATCTTCTCGTATACCTCATTGACTTGCCTTTTACGCCAACCTGATGCGGCTACGTATTCTTGAATATCGTCGTCATCTTCTTTCATGCTTTATCCTTATATTCTTCCAAATTACTTTTCTTAGGCCAAGGCAGTGAACCGCTTCTCCTTTTAGCGTATTCACTCATTGACTCACACAAATATAAATTTGATAGCCTGTTATCTAAGCCATTATTATTTATATGTATCACGGTTTCTCCTCTTGTTAAAAATCTACCAAGATGTTTGGCAATAAGCAAGCGGTGCTCAGCTATGTATTTCCCTGCATAACCTTCTCGCTTACCAATAAGCACAAACTTATGGTTACTGTCCTGTCTTATGTGTTCCCCTCCTCGAAAGCCGTGTGAGTTAGCACCGGAGAAAAACTCTGCCCTACATTTCATAGAACATGTTTTTTGGTTTTCGTCTTTTCTAGCACTGATAGGATAAAAAAGTGTCCCACAAACAACGCATGGTTTTTCTTCGAACGAACGCGAGTCTTTTATGTAACATTTATTGGAGCAGTAAAGTCTCCATCCATCGCCTCGCGTAGCTGTAGCTGATCTAACTGCGGTAAACATACCACCACAGTTCTCACATTCTTTTTCAATGGGTTGAACACAGTTTTCTAAAAAACATTTACGGCTACAGAAACGTCGGTCTGCGCCGTGGTCAGGACGAGCCATAAACTTGTCGTCACAGTTAATGCATGTGTACTCAATCCTTGGAAGCAAATCCATTTTGTTGCGGCACGTAATCGTGCAGAACCTAGCCTTATCTGCTCGGTGGTTGGGGCACATGAATTCCTTTTTACAGTATTCACATTGCTTAACAACAGGTGGCCCATACTTTCTCACAGTGGTGCATCCTCGTGGTTATCAGGGTTGAACTTGGGCACTTTGTTGCCCTTGTCCTTGGGATTAGGGAATGGTGGGAAAGGCCATACAAAATTAACATGCTCCATAGTCTGTTCCATATCCCGCCTCACAGTTAAGCGGTAACTCCATACCCCAATCCGGGCGGGTACGCATGCACATCTCAACGTACTCTTTAGCAACCTTGACTTCGTGATACGGCACAATACAAGCAATAGCATCATGCACAGTCATGACCACTCGGTATTTCTTCGCAACCAACAGCATCTGCTCACCAATCACAATCCGAGCTAAGGCTTGGCATACGTTCTCAATAACTTTACCGCCGTAGATACGTGTCGGTATAACTGCTCGGCCCTTCTTTGTATCGTATGCCAGCTCCGTCTTCCCCTCGTCGTTCTGAAGTAGACGTAGGTTGGGGTAGCGTAGGTACAAGCCATTTGGTAGTAGCACGGCACGGCTACCATCAATCTTTAAAATACCGCCTCGGCCTAATGTGGTCTGCTGATTCTGTAATATAGCTTTGAGGGCTGACGCCGCAGACTTCCATAGCTCAGTAATCTTCGGATACGTTGCGCGGTACGTGTCGATAATCCGTGTTGCTTCATCCAAGTCAATCGCCACATTAAAGTTCTTGAGTTGCGCTTGGAACTTCTTCGCACCCATGCCGTAGCCACACCCGAGGATAGTAGTCTTGCCAACGAACCTCTCGTCTTTCGTAATCTCTGTGACGTCCTTGCCATAGATAGCAGATGCCATGATTTTGTATACATCTTCACCCCGATCAAATGCGTCTACTAAATCGTCTTGTTCCGCAAGCCATGCGAGCGTACGGGCTTCAATTTGTGATGAATCCGAATCAATCATCATGTATCCGTCCGGGGCAATGATTGACTCCTTGAGTATTGAGTTCCTTGGTAGGTTCTGCAAGTTCAGTTTGTCATCCCCGCCCCAACGACCAGTGTGTGCGGCATAGTAGCGTAGGGGTACAGGCAATGCGCCACGCTTGCCAATACCAAGAAATCTTTCAGTCCTTGTCTCTTCGATCGTAGACTTAGTACCCAATCTCGCTGCCACTAAAATTTGTACTGAGGGGCTTGGGTGTTCAAGTAACGCTTTGAACTCTTCGTCTGTCTTAGAAAATGCAAAGGTTTGTTTACCTGTGGCGGGGCTGACCTTCATCGGTGGTTCAACGCCTAACTTACGTAGCAACTCGGCAAACTTAGGGTTGCTCATCAAGTCTTCTTTGTTAAACTTATCAAGCAACTCTTTTTTGCGGTCTTTTTCCATCTTCAAAAGAAACTCTAGCTTACCCATATCTAAGCGCAATACTGGCTCGGTGAACATACGCACAGTCAGGTCAATCAGGCGCAACTCAACTGCGGGGAAACCTTTGCTCATCTGCCCAAACAATTCCCACGTAAGTGCAACGTCATTCTTACAGTAATCACCATAACGCTCTAACTGCTCGGGGCTGAAGTCGGCACGATGTAAGCCTAATGCGTTCTCAATCTCTGTACCCTTCTCGCCAAGGTCGTAATGTTGGGCCAGAACCTTTAAGCTTCCGCCTACCTCCGTACCATGTAAGGCTCTGCCCATAGACAAAGTATCAAGCCAACCTTTGGGGCTGAGTCCGTAGACCCACTTCAAAATCGCTCCATCGAACGGGGCGTTGTGCGCTAACGCCAAAGAGTTTGCCCAATCAAAGCGGGTGAGGAACTGGTGCATGGCTTCACCATCGCCGCTGAACCATTCGGGCTTACCATCGTCTACCTGTACGGCTACGCCAATAGCTTCAAACTCAGGGCTACGAACGTATTCCTCAGTGGTAACTTTTGTTAGGGAGAACTCACGAGAATAATATGTCTCAAAGTCGATTGTTAATATGTTCATGCAGGGTCTTTCAGTAGCTTCATCATGTTGGTTGCTTCTTCATGGCTCAAGCCTTTGGCTAGTGTTGAGCTTGTTCGCTTGCCTTGAACAAAGTCCCATCGGTATATGGTGCACTTGCCGTATCTTCTTTTCATGTGGTACTCGGTGCGATTAAGTTCTGCATACGTTTGCCCGAACAACTTATCTAGCGCGGGTAGTAGTTGGTTGACTAACTGTTGTCGGCTTATGGGCATTGCTTTTCCACCCATGCCTTAAAGTACTCTATGTTTGTTTCGTAGATGACCGCAGTCTCGCCACCGGATTCTCGGATAGCCTTAAGATTCTTTTCTTGCAGTGCGGTAGTCTTGCCGTTACCCGCCTTGGCTTCAATTGCTAGGAACTTGCCGTTGACGCAACATAGGAAGTCAGGCACACCGCTATTGCCGTAGCCAGTACCGATAGGCATAGCGTAGTAAATGTTGTGGGCTTTTAGGATAGCCTTTATCTTTGCTTTGACCTTGGCTTCAGGTGTGGTTGCCATTACTTCACCCACTCGATCAATGTTAAACCTTTGTGCTGATACACCGCTAGGAGTAATCTGTCGGGTATTGTTTCGCCTTCTTCCCAAGCGTAGCAATGTTCGCACTCAAACTCTATCAGCATGCCATGACGTCTAGGGCTTGGGTTGCTTGTGGTTTCGTCAGTAACTATTACAGTCGATGTATCAGTGTGTGCTTGAACACACGTAACCTCTGTATGCTTGCCGTCTTCGTTGCGATTAAAGACTGTGACTGTACGTTGGTGTAGGTTGTTACTGTTGCACTGAGGGCAGAGTAATATGTTGTCTTCTAATCTTGCATCTTCATACCTCATGACTAACTCCAGTTATTTTTCAAACTAGATAATAGCATAACCTTTGACAAAGTCAATAGTACAGACGTAAAAAAGCCACCCGAAGGTGGCTAGGTAAACCCTAACATTTGTTAGGTGTCACTTGAGTGAACTGATCTCACGTGTTAGATACCATTGTGCTTTACGCAAGTCTTCCAACTTGTTGCCTTTGTGGTCGGCACGTGTTAGATACTTCACTACGTTGCCAAGGTTGTATCCCAACTTCTTAGCTTCAATGAAGTCGATCGTCTCGATTCCACCTACTTTGTAATGAGCAGGGTGATTTACTGCGTCGCCTCGGTCGCCTTCCATACGTGCCTTTGCCTTGCTCGCTTCGAACGAAAGTTGTGCCATGCGATTAGGTGATAGCTTAGTAACTGTGTCTTCAAATAGTGGCAACTGCGATGAACCGACCGCAAGTGTCTTCCAATCAGATATGGTTTTATCCATCGTCTGTTTGTGCTTCTCCATTGCTTTCTTAACCTTAGTCTCTTTCATTAGTCGTGCTAATGTAGGTGCTAACTTAGCACTCTTCTTTTTAACTCCGGCTTTCTTCTTGGCATGCCACAGTACTGTGTATACGTACTGGAGACCAACGCCAATGGCGTCGGCTACGGCTTGTGGTTTTGCCTTGGGGTTAGCCGCAACGTAGTTACGGATTTGCGTGGCTTTAGTTACTTTTGGTATTGTTGCTAATTGAATCATGATTTATTTCCTGTTTGGTTGTTAACGTACTCAGTAAGAACTTCTCTCATCTTGGCTTGCTTTGTATACGCAAAGTTTGTGTTGAAGTAATCCATCACATCCTTTGGTAGACGCAAGCTCGTACAGAACAGCGAGGGTTTCTTACCAACCCCCCGCCCCCTGCGTTTCTTCTCTAACTTTAACTCTTCAATTCCTGTCGTCATCTTTCAGTCTTTCATAGTATTGTTTAGGAAATGGGTCTTTCTTATCCAATGTCTCACGTAGCCATTGCGCACCACCGAGGTGATTAAAAATAACCCAATGTCTATCTGACATGCGTACTTGCTTACCCATTACTTGCCTACCAATCAAAGGCTCAGGCGGTTTAGGTCTTGGCATTTAATAAACTCCTTGCTATTACTCTGTTAGCCCAACATCTAGCGCATGACCATCTGTGTGGGGACAATTCGACTCCCCCCTCGGGGGGCTTCAACTCTTCGCACTTGTTGCATAGCTTGTACTTGTGTACGGGTTGTCTACTTCCAAGTTCAAGTTGTCTGTTTACAAACCCATTCATTCTTCTAATCCTTTCTGAACTAAGTCCGCAATCCTGTCTAACATTTGTTCGGGATGCCCACCTATGTTGAACACTCGATCGATCTCTATCAACGCTAGGTAATACTCCTCACCCCTTAGCGCATGTTTGAGCTTGGTCTCGTCTTGTGGGTACGTGAACTCAAGTACGGCTTTCATACGCTGCCCCTTTGGTAATGCGTATAAGTAAGCGAGCCTTACGAAAAGTTCTACGTATGTCAGTCTGTGCGGCATTTATCCACTTGAACTTGGGGTCGTTACACCCCCGTAAGGGGATAGCTTTTGAACTGTATTTAATTTCTTCATTCATCTCATACTCCTTTGCTAACATTTGTTAGCTCGTCTACCAACAATACAAATATCTCACTCGTTACTTTACAACCTACGTCAGTAAGATACTGCTCATCTTCTACCAACTTAAGCATACCCATTTTCATACGCATATCTACGGGGAGCGTATTATCATCGTATAGTTCTACGTTGTCACCTATTCTGACTAAGTACTTACCTGTATCTTTAACTACTAGCGCAGTCTTATTGTCACTAAAGTCCTTCTGAACGCGCTCGATAGTTTTCATTTCTACTTCGAGTAACTCTACCTTTTCCATAGAGGTATTAACTTTGTGTCTAAGCGAGGGTATTGCTTCTGCTTTTAGATACTCCAAAAACATAGCATGCCCCTTGGTCTCAACCCACGCCAACATCTCGTTTTTAATATAACCTTGGTGTTGGGTACGATCACGTTCTTTGTTCCAGCTCGCTCGAGACACTACACGTTCTGCCGCATCCTTAGCCTTACTGATACGCTCATTGGGGTTCATCTTGCCGAACATCTTCTTCGCTGTGAGGATAGCTTTATCTGCATCCACTGTGCGATACGAATCAGTACGTTGTCTGCCCTTACCAATACGATCATTGGAGATAGAGATAACCCGCCCACGCTGACCCATGTAGCTCAACCCGATAGTGCCTAACTCCTCACCATCTAGCTTGACTGTGAACCCCGATGCCACTCGAGCACTGCCCATACCCAAACCACTGTTGTTAATAACAAAAGTCCACAGTGGATTCAACGAAGCCAGTCGGCTAACCACAGGGTCAAGCATCCCATACACGCCAGTCAACTTCAGCCCCTCCTTATCAAGAGACTTCTGTAAGTCTTCACCAATAACTACGTTACTCAAACTCAATGTATTCATACTCATGTTCATTACTCCTAACAAATGTTATTACCACTCGAACTTACCAAGAATAGCATCCACCTTGGACTTAAGATTCTCACGAACCAACGCATCCTCTTTGACCTCTTCAATGTCAGCTCCGAGCATGGCTAGTTCTACTTGCCTACGTGCATCCTCTAACTTGGGGTCGTTAGTCACGTTCAGCTTCGTCAACAACTCACACAACTCCAATGGGTTGGTAATCAATGAGTCGTGATAACGCTTCTTCCCGTCACCTGTATCTTCCAACTTCTTGGACATACCCAAGAGAACTTCGTGCAGTCGCTCCCATGGTGTGCGCATCGCATCGGCCAGCTTCTCCGAATATTGTGTTTCATACGCTGACCTCATCTCCTCTAAGTCATGCGCGGGAATGTCCAAGCGAAAGTCCCCGGCCTCGGGCAGTGGCTTCACGCTACGTCTAAAGCTGAACTTAGTCCTAAC